TGAACTAAAAGGCCAGTTGCAAGGCAGAGCACTAAAAGGTGATGCCGTACTAAGTTTTGACAAAAACGCCTTTATCACTGAGAGCGGTGACATTGACACAGAGGCTATCCAGCAATGGGTGGAAGCGAATAGTAACCAAACGGATACCCCAGCCCCAGATTTGGGACAGGGTGCCCGTGGCACAAATCCCGCAAAGGCTCAAATCAGATCTAGAGATGAGCTATCGAATATGACCCCAGCAGAAATCCTAAACGCTCGCACAGATGGCAGGCTGGATTATCTAATGGGAAAACAGTAAGGAAATAAATAAATGGCAATTAACAACTTTATCCCAGAGGTATGGGCGGCTGGTGTAACCCAGTCATTCATCGCCAACCAGATTGTTATTCCAACACTGGACACCCAGTACGTAGGAAACGCAACCCGTGGTAACACCGTTCACATTATTAACGCAACCACGCCAACAATTACAGACTACGCAGCAGCAGGCCGTAGCATTACCGCTGAGGCACTAGCCGACACAGAGGTACTACTAAGTATTGACCAGGAAAAAGCATTTTCCGTAAACGTTGATGACGTAGACCGTGTACAGGCAGCTGGTGAGTTTGCAGCATGGACAGAGGCCGCAGGCCGTGCCCTAGCTGAGGATGCTGAGGAATATGTAATTTCCCAGATGATTGCAGGCGCAACTGATGCAAACGGCGGCAGTGTTGTAGTAGACACCCCAGCTGAAGCAAAAGCAGCAGTGCGTGAAATCCGCAAAGAAATGACTGAGGGCAAGGTACCTAGCGGCAACAGGTTCCTAATTGTAAACCCAGACTTTGCAGACCTATTGCTACAGGACCTATCAGATGTTTCTGTTGCAGGATCTAGCGAGGAACTGCGTAACGGTGCTATCTTGCGCCTATACGGCATGGATGTTCTAGAGTCACCACTAGTAGGCGAGGCAACACCAGCAGCAGTTGGATACCACGGCAGCATGGTAGCTTTCGTAAACCAGTTGGACAACCTAGAGAGTCTTAGAAACCCAACCAAGTTTGCCGACATTGTACGTGGACTAAACGTATACGGTGCAAAGGTTGTAAAGTCTGAGGCAGTTGTAAAGTACGTAGGTGCGTAAATAGCACCCCTGTTAGGGGGCTGGCTACTGCTGGCCCCCTAACTTTAGCCGCACAGTTTTTTGGTTTGAAAGGGCACAAATGGCACTGGCCACTATTGCAGATGTTGAGGCACGTCTAGGGCGTAGCTTGACTACCGCAGAGATAAGTAAAGCAAACGCATACCTAAATGATGCTAGTGCGCTATTTGTACAGCGTGCAGTGCAAAAGTTTGAGGTAGGTGAAAGCACGGTTAGACTATTTCCAAAGGATGGCGTAGTTAGGCTAGTGCAAAGGCCCGTTATTTCTGTTGATAGCGTTACAGATATAGATGGTAACGCCATAGATTTTACATTTGATGGACACCAGTCCATTTATGACTTAGGCGCATACACGCCAGTAACCGTGAACTACCAGCACGGTAGCGCAGATGTGCCAGATGATGTTATAGCGGTAGTGGCAGGCATGGTAGCCAGGACACTATCTATTAGCCCAGATGCAGCGGCAGGCGTACAACAACAGAGCGTAGGCCCATTCTCACAGAGCTACGCAAATTGGGCAGTAGGTGCGCAGGTAATGATGAGTCCAGCAGAGGCCAAAGTAGCAGACACCTACAGAGGATTACACTTCAAGAGTACTAGCACGATAGGCAACGGTAACTATGCAATTCATTACCCAAATCCGACAAAGTTCGCAAGGGACTGACCAGTATGGTGAGCCTATCTATGTCACTACAGAAACAGTATTAGAGGCAGCGGTAGCGGCTCGCACAGGATCCAAAACAGTAGGTGCAGCAGAGATAACAGTAACCAGCGGTCTGACGGTTTATTTTCCATATGATACAGACATTCAAAATGATGATGTATTTGTATATAAAAATGAGCGCTATGTACTTGATGGTGAAAAGTTTGATTGGGAAAACCCCTACGGCAACTGGAAACCAGGCACAGTCATTGACTTACAGAGGGAAGTAAATGGCTAGCAAAATCCCAGGCGGAGGTGGCGAAGTAAAACTAAACAGCGCAGGTATTCGCGATCTGTTGCGTAGTCAAGAAATAGAGGATGAACTACGGGGCCGTATGCAAAAAGTAGAGGCGGCCTTACCAGGTTCAGATATTTATGTGACTACTTCACGCACACGTGTAGCAGTAAAAGTAAAGCGTGGTAGTGATTATGAAGAATCTAATACAGGTGAATTGAGTAGGGCACTAGACCTAGCAGGTGGCCGTAGAGGCACACAGGTAAAGACACCCAAGCCAAAGAGAGGTAGCTAATGTTTGCTGGTGATGGCGTAATTTTTAGTGACATTATGGCAGAGCTAGTTAGCCGCCTAAACACAGAGCTAACAGCACAGGGCTACAATTCTGTGCGTGTAGGTATAAAAGCTGATGACAGCGACAGCCAGGTAATTATTCGCCGTGACGGCGGCAGCAGAGATAGTAAAACAGTAATGAGTTCTGTGATAGGTGTAAACATTTATGAAACAACCTACGCACAGGCGGAAGATTTGGCCCTAGTAGTAGAGGCCATATTTGATGATATGCCAGATGGCAAGCCCATTGTGGCAACTTCCGTGCAGTCCAGCATCCAGGATGTAACGGACCTAAAGGCAGAGCGCAGATTTATGCGGTTTGCAGTGACCCACAGGGGCACAAACCTTAACTAAAAGATAGGAAAATAATTATGGCATTAGACAGCGATAATGTAAGAGTTGGTGTGTCAGGTGCAGTATATGTAGCACCAACAGATACAGCAGCGCCAACAGACAGTGGCACAGCCCTAGATGCAGGCTTTATTGACTTGGGTTATGTAAGCGCAGATGGAATTACTGAAACCATTGACCGCACTACAAACCAAATTAGAGCATGGCAGAACGGTAGCTTAGTACGTGAGGTAACCAGCGAGGGAACCTACTCAGTAGATTTAATGTTTATTGAAACTTCTGAGGCAGTATTAGAGCTTTACTATGGATCATCGCTAACTGATGGTGCACTAGATGGTGACCCCACAGCAACAGGCGGCCGCCAGTCATTTGTTATTGACGTTGTAGATGGTGACATTGTAGAGCGTATCTACATTCCAGCAGGTGAAATCACCAGCGTTGGAGAGCGTACCATTGCAACAGGTGAAGCTATTGGTTACTCAGTAACTATTACAGCTTACGCAGATGCAAGCAAAACAACATTCAAGAAATTCTTTAGCCAGCTAGAGCCTGGTGCCTAAAGAGATATAGAATAGCCCCAGCCAGTTACAATGCGGCGGCTGGCTGGGGTTTCTATCTATGCCGCAGAAATGAAAGGCCGCATTATGAGCTACATAGTTACACATAAAAACAAAAAGATTACACTTCCAGACTTTACTGATTTACCTGTAGGTGTAATTAGAAAAGCACGCAAGATGGATGCAGATGAGCAAATTTGGTTTGTGCTAGAGAGCGTGCTCACAGAAAAAGATATTGCAACACTAGACAGTATGAGTGTTACAGAGTTTGCTAAAGCAATTTCAGGATGGACAGGCGGCACCCCCGTGGGGGAATCATTGCAGTCTGCGAAATCCTAGCAGACTATAAAGCCGCATTTGTCTATGACTTTAGGCACAGATTTGGTTTAGGCCTAGCTGATTTAGGCAGCACAGTGCCGTGGGATGAAGTTGTATATCTAACAACTATCCTGCTATCAGATCCTACTAGTTGGCTACAGGCCGCTAAGGCTAAATGGCAACACCCCATAGATTACAACTGGACAATACAGGCAGCCACATATGACTTACTGGCACAGGTAAACAGTAAGCGTAAACCCAAACCGTGGCCACGGCCCTGGAATGAACCCAGCAAACAAACTAAAGGCAAGCGTGTGCGCAAGGATGCTAAAGAAATCCTACGCAAAGCTAAAGATGGAGAGATTACATGGCAGAACAGGCGTACGCATATGTAACGCTTATACCCGTTGCTAAAGGTTTCCAAAAAGAGGTAGCCAAACAGTTACAAGGTGTAGGTGGTGCTGGCGGTAAAGCTGGCCAGGTAACTGGTAAAAACTTTAGTGAGGGCTTTGGTGGACAGCTAAAGAAACTAGGACTAATAGCGGCAGGTGCTTTGGCTACTGCTGGTGTTGGCAGATTTTTAGGCGACAGTATCAAGCGAGCTAGTGATTTAGGGGA